ATGCCATTGACACCGGATCACTAGGCGGCTCAAGTGGGTTTATTAGATTATATACTTACGGTGGTAATGGTGGTATATTCCTACAATACGGAACACTGGCTAGTGATAACATTAACTATTACGACAATGATACACATATCTTTAGACCACAGAGCGGAATTGGACTTGCTCCTGTTACTGCTTCACAGGTAACAACTACTGCATTGACAACTGGCGGAAATACTACTGCTGGAACCGTAACTGGTAGATGGACGCTAACTGGTAGCAGTCCAAACGAATCAAGATTTGAAGCGACATACTCAGCAGACGTTGCGGAATACTATGAGGGTGACAAGGAATATGAGGTTGGAACCGTGTTAGTATTTGGTGGTGACAAGGAAGTTACTTCTTCAAACACACACATGGACAAGCGCATTGCTGGAGTAGTATCAAATACTGCTGCATATGTAATGTATACTGCATGTCCAGGACACAAGAACCTAGTAGCACTTGTTGGTAGAGTTCCATGTAAGGTAGTTGGAAAGATTAAAAAGGGTGACATACTAGTAACAGCAGGTATACACGGTGTTGCAACGGTAAGTGATGATCCTAAGGTAGGAACAATTGTTGGTAAGGCAATTGAAGATTACGATAGCGATCATATAGGAACTATTGAAATAGCGGTAGGGAGATCATAATGGCATATAAAAATAATATAGATCTTGGCAATGCTCCTTTACTTTGGAGTAGAATGCGTGAAGCCTTTGATGGTATCAATGAAAACTTTACTGTTATTGCTGCTACTGTAGGTAGAAAAGCAGCCAGAGGTATTGAAACTATTACATTAGGTAATCCAATTGTAATTACAACAGTAGATGACCATACGCTTACTTCGGGTGATAGAGTAACTGTTTTCCAAACAGAAATATCTCAACTTGATGGAAACACCTACTTTATAAAGACCACGAGATTAGATACAATAGAATTATATACCGACGAAGCACTTACTACTCCTGTAGATGGAAGTGCATACGATGCATGGGCTAGTCCTAATGCAGGAAAAATACAGGCGCTAAATGAGTTTTCTGATATTGATTTTGAAAAAATGACATCGAATGTTTCACCTGCAAGAACTGACGAATTTAATTTAGGAAGTGCATCGACAGCATGGCAAAGATTATATCTTTCAGAATACTCAACAACACCGGGAATGGAACTAAACGGAGTATGGTTAGGAACAGCACAGATTAAAGGATCCGATGGTGTTATTGATTTACCACTAAACTCAACAGTTAACGGTAACTTAATTATTAATCCAGATAATACATTCTTCAAGAGTGTACAAATTGATAATTCAGAAAGAATTATAGCAGACAATTTTGTAGACACACTTAATCTATTAAGCGGTAATGGTTTTAGTATGAGTGCTGACAGTGGTGCTGAAAGTATTACATTTACCAACACAGGTGTATTAAGCAATATTGCAGGATCAGGAATTAGTGTAAGTTCAGCAACAGGAAATGTTACTGTTACAAACACTGGAGTAAGAAGTTTACAAAATGTAACAGCATTGCCCAGCGGAAGAACAGAAGGTGCTGGTGTTAATGTAAATGCAACCACTGGCGATAATGTAAAAATTACAAATACTGGTGTACTAGCAGTGGAGGCAGGATCAGCAGCACTAACTGTGTTTACTGATGATGCAACTGGTATTGTTACAATTACAAATGCTGCTGCGGCTGGTAATGCATATAGAAATGTAGATATCGATGGCACAATATTATCTGCACCTAGTGTGGCTGGAACTTTAACTGTTGACGCAGGTTATGCAACAACTATTACTGGTGATGCTGGCACACAAACTATGACAATTGGATTTAGTGGCGTTGCTGATATTACTGGTAGTGTGTTTTCAGATGATTCAACCAAGATGGTCGATGCAGTTGAGAATGAAATATATGCAAGTGGTGGATTCTTTGGAACTTTAACAGGAGATGTTACAGGTAATGTTACAGGTAATGTTACAGGCGATCTAACAGGAAACAGCACAGGATACCATACAGGTGATGTTAAAGGTTCAGTGTTTGGAGATGATTCAACCAAGATAGTTGATGCTGTAGAAAACAAAGTTTATGCAGATGAACTTTGGGGCACATTGAGAGGCCAAACTTGGATGGCAGCATATGACAGTTACCTTACTATTACAAATGGTGGCTCTACTGGTCCAGGACCTATACAGATTGTTGCGTCAGCCAATTTAGATTTAACAGCAGGTGCTGGATACACAATTAATGCAAACAGAAATATTGTAGCATCAGGCGGAGTTACAGGCAACCTTACAGGGTATCACACAGGTGACATGACTGGATCAGTGTTTGCAGATGATTCGACTCAGTTGGTTGATGCGGTTGACGGCGTATTAAGAGGCACGCACATAGGTGATGTTATAGGATCAGTATTTGCTGACAACTCGACACTATTAGTAAATGGAGTTGACGGCACACTAGCATACGATGCAACCACTCCTGGAGATTGGGATGGAGATGCTCCGACTACAGTAGGTGCTGCTATTGATAGATTGGCTACACTTGTTAAGACATTGAACGGCGGAACGGGAGCGTAAGATGGCAAAACTAACAGTAAACATTGGATCTAGCGCAAACGATAGAACGGGTGATAACCTACGCACAGCGTTTAACAAGATTAACCAAAACTTTGATGAACTATATATTGGGCCTCCACAACTTACGCAGGCTGAAATAGATGCACTCACACCAGTTTTTGGTATGATGGTTTACAATACAACAACAGGAAAATTTCAAGGTTATGCTGCTGATGCAAATAATGACAGTGCAGCAGGGTGGGCAGATCTCCACTAAATATAGATATAGGAAGCGAAATGGCAAACATACAAACAATTAATATAGGTAACTTAGTAAATGACGGAACTGGTGATGATCTAAGAACCGCGTTTGAAAAAGTTAACACTAACTTTGCTGATTTAAATGACGAACTAACACTTAATTTAGTAAGTGTCGGTAACGGCGAGTCTATTTTTAAAGATAAAACCGGCTCAGATTTAAGATTTAATTCTGTAAGAGGCGGCAACGGAATACAAGTACAAAACATTTCCGATACTATTGTTGTTTCAAATACAAGAAGTGTTCCGTTTGAAAAAATAGATACTGATAGCGGAACTATTTTATCTGATACATATCAAAGTATTACCATGCAAGGAACTGCTGCTCCTGAATCTCAAACCGGGATAAAGGATATTGAAGTTACAGCAACGGGAAGTAGTGTAAAATTCAAAACAATTATTCCAGTTACAGATTACTTGTTAACATATGACTTTGGATTTATAGGTCAACAAGCGCAACAGATGCATGCCATACAACTAGCATTAACAGCATCTAATATAGATTTTGGAACTCTTGCTTATGACTCTGATTTAGATTTAGATTGTGGCGAACTATAAGAGAGAAAATGAATGGCGTTAAATTGGATTACCCCAGCAGGCAACCTTGGCATATTGGAAGAACGAATTACGGTTAGTATTCCGTTAGAAGCCACGTCTAGTCTTGGAAATTCAATTACATACAAAATTATTTCAGGTAAACTACCTCAAGGACTACTACTACAAGGAAATACTATTAAAGGAACTCCGGCTGAGGTTACCAAGTATACTGAAACACGATTTGTTGTAAGAGCAGATGACGGCACAGGTACTGGATGCGGCGATAGGACATTTAAACTAGCAGTTGACGGAAGTGACTTTCCAGAATGGATAACTCCTGAAAGTTTTTTAAACGTGGGTATAGGCGAGGCATATTTTGTTCTTGATGATGCCCAAGTTGATTTCCAACTAGAAGCAACTGATACCGATGTAGTTGCTGGAGATGTATTAGAATATTATGTTGTTCCTAATAGCGGTAAATTACCTCCAGGATTAAAATTATCAAAGACAGGAAAAATTTCAGGATTTACTCAACCAATCCCTGCTGTTGATTACAACGACACAGTAACAGGCGCATACGATACCCATTCATTTGATACTGTTCCTCTAGATATAGCACAAAATACATCATTGGGGTTTGATAGTTTCTTCTACGATAATAATACTTTTGATTACGCTGAAACTAGTCGTATACCTAAAAAGATTAGCAGAATTTATACATTCGGAGTAGCAGTTACAGACGGGTTAAATGCCGTTAACAGAATTTTTAAAATTTATGTAGTATCGGAAGAATTTTTAAAAGCAGATAATACACTAGTAGAAGTTAGCACAAATTTATTCCAAGCAGATAACACTAGCGATAGAGTTCCAATTTGGATTACAGATTCGTATTTAGGAAGATGGAGAGCTAATAACTTCATAACAATTAATTTAGAAGTGTATGATCCCCCGACTCTGTCTGGAACTATTACTTACTTTTATGTTTCAACCAACGATGACGGAACTGCAAGTACAATACCACCGGGATTGGTATTAGATACAACTAGTGGTGTTTTATCAGGTAAAGTACCTTACCAGGCCGCGGTAACTAATAATTATAAATTTACACTTAAGGCTGTGAACTTTCCTACTTCATTGGCACAAGAAAATTACACTCTCGTAGGCGATTGGAATTCAACAACTGTATACGAAGTCAACCAAGCAGTTAGATACGACGGATTAATTTATGTCTGTACACAAACAAACACCGGTGAAATACCTTCTAGAGAATCAGTATACTGGAACTTAGGTGTTGGAACAACTGATAAAACATTTAATATAGATCTTGTCGGTGAAATTGAAAGTGCAATTGAATGGATTTCTCAAAGTGATAGAGGAACAATTAAACCGAACGAGCCAAGCCAACTATATGTTGAGGCTAAAAGTCTTTTATACGGAGGCAGAATTTCTTACAAACTTAAATCAGGCGAGCTTCCGCCCGGATTAACATTTTTATCGAACGGCTTAATACAAGGAAAAGTAATACAATTTGCAGACTCTGATCAAGATGGACTAACTAGATTTTTTGATAGAGATTCAAGTCTTGTTGATAGTACAGGGTCGTTCTCTTATAATACTTTTTTTGATGGTAATAACACTAGTTACGATAAAATTTTTAAATTTACAGTTACAGCAATTGACGGCGCAAATTTTGCAGAGTCGGATAGAAACTTCCAAATACGTGTAACTTCAGAAAGAGAAAAAACTTTTAGCAACGTATATGCAAAAGCATTTCAAAGTAAAGAAAAAAGATTAACATGGTTTAACTTTATTACAGATTCAACTGTTTTTTCTCCGGATGATCTTTATAGATATGGAGATCCTAATTACGGAGTACAATCTGAAATCAAAACTCTATTATTTGCAGGAATCGAAAGTCGCTCAGCAGAAGAATTTGTACAAGCAATGAGTAGAAATCATTATCGCAAAAGATTTACATTTGGAGATGTTAAAACTGCTAAAGCAAGAGACTTAACAACTAACAAAGAAATTTATGAAGTTATATATGTTGACATTATTGACGACCTTGAAAAGAACGGTAAGAGTATTAGCAATACTATAGAATTGCCAGATAATATTAATAGTAAAGTTCTTGTTAGTTATGATAGTATCAAGGTTGATAGTGACATTCCTTTTGCTAGTGACAGCGATGTCCAACGTGTATTTCCTAACTCTGTTAAAAACATGAGGAATAGGATTAAAGCAATCGGCGAAAGAGACAGAGAATTTTTACCCCTTTGGATGCGCAGTATTCAGGACTCAGGAACATTCGAGTTAGGCTTTACCAAGGCACTAGTCCTTTGTTATATAAAACCTGGCAGGTCAGCATCTATAATGGCCAAGATTAAAAGTAACGGTTTCAACTTTAAAAACATTGATTTTGTTGCAGATCGTTTCATAGTTGATATTATTGATGGCGAAATTCAAGACAAATATCTTAGTTTTCCTCAAAATAACGTAACAAATCATACAAATTCAACATCTACTAAGAGAATTTAATATATGATAAATAATAATACATACAAAAAGTATAATTGGAGATTAACACGTGGCTAGCAATATTAACTATTTGAGCATTAATGAGAATTTCCCTGTAGCAGGGCAAGATAATGATACACAAGTATTTAGAGATAACTTTGATACTATCAAAACTAGTCTAAGAAACTCCAAAGAAGAGATCACTAACCTCCAATCAGATACTGCTAAATTAAATCTCGACAATGACTTTGAACTAAAAAAGATTCAAAGAGCAGTATTACAGAATAATAGGACTCAAAAGTTTAACGGTGGAACTGTTAGTGCCACACCAACTACTATTGATTATGAAAATGGTAACTACCAAATTTATAATATTGGCGCAAGCATATCCGTAGACTTCTTGAACTTTCCAGGCGATCCGGTATTTTCATCTGAAGTGACTCCAATTGGTATGGGTAAAGTGACTCTTGAGTTATACAGTACAGGTGCTTCTTACACGCTGTCATTTACAACTAGCGGCGGAACTGTTATTAAAAAAGATCCTTTATTTCCAGCAACAGTAACAATTGAAAGTGCAACTGATCCTGTGTTCATCGAAGTATGGAGACACAGTTCAGAAGTAATCTTTATGCGTTATCTAGGAAAATATTCATAATGTTCCATCCTTTAGAAGAGGACCTTTCGGAAGTAAGTGATACAGATTTAAACAATAAATTGTCCGAATTGAACAAAAAATACTACACAGCAGCACGTTTAGGTAATAATCAACTGTTGACACAACTCCAAACATTTGTTACAATATATAGAGATGAGATTACTCGTAGAGCAATCACAGCAAAATATGAACAAAATGATACGGATTTGGATCAACTAATTAATGTGGACTAATACTAATACTACTGAAGAACTTGTTACTGGAATACTAAGGCATGGTCCTGACATTCTAGAGCATTGTACACATTCAGAAAACATAGATAACTATGTAAAACAAGTCGAAAAAGAATTTCTAGACTATCCAACTCCTAAAAAAGAAATAAATCCAAATAACTGGTTCATGCCAAACAGTTATAAGGAAATGGATATCAAAAAATATGTGCTAGATATGTGTAAAACACAGCAAGAAATTGACAGAGTTAATATAGAATTAGCAGAGTACGAACAACGTAATCTATTAATGTTATTAAAACAAATGAAATATATAGTAGATATACTAAGAAAACATAGTATCGTTTGGGGTGTAGGCAGAGGATCTAGTGTAGCAAGTTATGTTCTCCATTTATTGGGGGTCCACAAGATAGATTCTATTAAATACGATATACCACTAAACGAATTCTTTAAAGGAGAAAACAATGGGTAAAACACACAGAAGTATGAGAGGTAAAGAAGTTGATATGGAAAAATTAAACCTTAAAAACGAAACTTTACCAGCAGTTGGCAATATGAAAGTTAATGCTCGCGGTGATGAACTAGGCGAGGGCGGAAAGATTGTTAGAACAAGAGAGCAAGTTCTTCAGGATTACTATAAGGCTAATCCAAGAGCAATTAAAGAAGAAATTGTAAGCCGAGGCAATAAACAATAAGAAAGGTATAAAAAATGATTAAAGGCGAAGTAAGAGCCATTCGTGGTGATGTATTAGTAACTGATATGCATTTTGGTGAAACTAAAACTGCTGGCGGAATTATTATACAATCAGATGATGCCAAGGCACATGGAGTTAAACCAAGATGGGCAAAGGTTTATGCAAAAGGTTCTGAGAATAATGACCCATACGAAGTAGGTGATTGGGTTCTTATTGAACATGGTCGTTGGACTAGAAAAATTGAAATTGAGAATGAGAAGGGTGAAAAGATTGATTTACAGAAGGTCGAAGTTGAATCCATCCTAGCATGGCAGGATGAAGCCCCTTCAAACTTAGCGTACTTTGGTCAAGAATACAGCGACGGTGCTACTGCAACGTTTGACGCTGGCGCATTCGGCGCACAATAATTAATAACTATATTCGGGTTCAGGACACAATCTAAATGTAAGGGCCTTTCTTGGGCCTCTTGTTGTGTTAATAGATACCTCCCCTGTCTTAGGATGAAACTCGATTTTGGTTATACGAGCTTTTTGATTATTTTGACCGACAAGGATTTCTTGTCCTACTTCTAGGTTTAAACTAAGATTTTTAATCATGGGATTCTCCTTTTAACAACGATTGTTGTAAAAATATTTACCATAAAACTTGACAACAGTAAACAGATAGTATATAATAATAACATATTAGACTAAAGGAGTAATACATTGAACGTAGATCTAAACAAATATAAGGACTTTGTAGAAAAAGTCACATCGAAAGAAAGTAATCAACTATCAGAAATGTTCTACAGAGTAAAAGACATTGAGGTAAACAACCCCGATGTCAATGTAGCATTGCTATTAACAGGTGCAATTGGTATGGCATCAGAAGGAGGCGAATTTGCAGAAATTGTTAAAAAATGTATCTTCCAAGGTAAACCTATGGACGATGAAACTGTATTTCACGCTAAACGAGAACTTGGCGATATTATGTGGTATTGGATTAACAGTTGCCGTAGTTTGGGCTTGGATCCAAACGAGGTAGTTGCTGAAAACGTAAACAAACTAAAAGCACGTTACCCAGGCGGAGAGTTTGATGTTCACTATTCAGAAAATAGGAAGGACGGAGATCTCTAAGAAGCCAGACAATGTAGCAGATAATCCGCATTCGCTACCTTATCCAAGTAATGTAGGTGCTCCTGCATTTACCATTCCTAACGTCTTAGCACATAAGAACGAACGTGGAGTAAATGCTACACATCATTTAGAGACACGGTTTGAAGATCTAAAACGGCAATATTTTAAATTGGTTTCTCTTGCAGAAGATACTGAATTAGTATATAATGCAAAATATAACTTTATTCCTGTTGTAGGAAAAGTCTATCATTTATATGTAGGTTCCGATGATAAATTATTTTTAAGTATAATTGAACCAGAGCGTGTTACATATTGGGATTGGAAAGGTAGTTTTAGATTTACGACAGATAAT